AAAATACAGTTTTTATAATGTTGCCAATTTACACGGTAAGATGGGTCAACCACTCCACCGTTTAACTTTTTTATTAAGTCATTTAACGCATTAATAGTATAAAGCGTATTAGTTTCTTTTTTTCTATGTACCAGGATTGTATTTAAAGGAATTGCCTCTACGTTACCTTGTTCTACATTATAAGTAACTACATATTCGTCTGTGCTTTTAACATATAACACAAACATTTTGTTATACATTATTGAATAGGCCTTAGTAAGTTCACTAACCAATTCATCTAAACCCTCTAAATTTGTAAATGTACAAAACAGTTTATTATTCACGTCTCTTGTATTTATGGAATCAAAATCGTATCCCATATACATATGTTTATTTTTTTGTAAAATCGTATGTGTCTCCATAACTTGTTTTTGTTAATAACTTATATTTTTCAAATATTTTTTTAATTTCAATTTCAATATCTTCCTCACCTTGACCTAATTCAAATAAAAACGAATCGTATGTATATAATACAATTTTTGTTTTCTTACCTTTCAACAATTTATGTATATCTACTAGAATGTAGGAATTAACAGCCGATTCCACATTCTGTAACATATAATTAAATAGTTTCTGTGGATTCATATTTTCAAGCGATTGACTTTTAAAACAATAACCTGAAATTGGTACAATAACTTCACCCGAGTTATTAAACTCCTCCCAATTTATTGCCACAAAGTTTTTTACTTTCTGAAAAAATTCCAGATGCTCATATTCTTTAAATACTCCACCATAGAGTTGTTTGAACGTAATTTCTTTGGCCTCTTGGTAACTCGTACCATAGAGTTGCGCGAATTCCTCGTGGACATCTCTATTGCTAAAAACATGGGCAACCATACGAGCAATAAGGTTAGGATGGTATGCACTAATATCGAACTCCACAAACCCATGACTCGATATAAAGCTCCCCCTTGCGCCATTTTCTTTATTTAATGCGGCAAAATTAATGCCATTAAAAGAGTTACTTGGTCTACGTGTTGTTGTAGCCAAATTATAGCATGTGTAGATCCTATCGCCTTGGATTGAATAATTCTCGTGATTAGGTTCATAGTGTTTATCAAATTCATCTTTATTAATTTTAATTCCGTTCTTTTCAATTCCAAAAAACGCTAGTACTACCTTATTGTTGTAAAAATCAAACCAAGTGGGTAGTTCTTGAGGTATAACACTACGAACGTGTTCATAAATATGTTGGCACCTTTCATAGTGTTTGGCAACAGGTATTAGTTTGTTAACCTTTTCGTAAGTTGGATATTTTTGGTAAAAGTGATTGAATACTTTAGGTGCCTCTTGTATATACGGAGGAATAAGTTGGGACAGGTCATGCAATGCTTTAATTGGAAAATAATACAATGCCTGTTTTTTGTCTCGTACCCACACGCGCTCTATATTTTGTAGTATAGCGCCTATAACCGTCTTATCAAGCGAGAATGTTTCACTATGGTCAACACATAACATATAACCTTTTGTGTCATTAAACGGTCTAATGTACACTAGAGACACATCGTTTAAAGCAGGGTGTATGTTATCGTGGTGTGGAATAATTTCTACAAACGCCTCTAATATAGGTTTTTGATATAAGTATTCTAGATCTTTTTCCGTTTCAATTAGCCAAAACATAACCTTGATTTACGTGAATATAATATCAAGATTTTATAATACCAAATTATTGGTAATATTTTGTGTAATCTTCTCTTAAATACAAATTGAATTTAGGTAAACTCAAACGTTTTATAGTTAATTCTACTATATTTTTATTTGTACGAGCCACTTGTTGTTTATCTCCAGTTAATTGCCAATCAACATAAAAGGCCAAATATAAAGCATAATCTACTTGAGGATCTTTAAGTGATATTTTATCAAAATAATCTTGATTTATCTCTAAATAAATTAAATCATTTGTTTTTTTACAAAAATATCTTCTGAATTCCCCAATTTGATAATCTTGTTGGGTAGGCAATGTTGGTGAATAAACAATAGGATAAACTTTAGCATCCACATCAACATTGGCTAAATTAACATAATCTGAAACTAAATTAGGATTAAAAGGTAAATTTTGGTTTGATTCCTCATTTATATCATATTCCAAAGCTATGTAACCGGGGTTAGTGGTTAATGTTGGAGGAGGTAAATCATTTCTTTCTTGAGGAATTGGTTCTAATAATTGGTTTGGTTTATCAGATGAATTTCTTCCTGTATAGAATTGTCCTTTAGATGTTTTAAAGTAGTAACCTGTATAGACCTGTTGAGTTCCATATATAATAAATTCACTACCATTGGTATATAAATTTGGGGTTATTTGGGATAAAGGAAAATACATGGTTTATGTTCTTTTTACAATTGCCTCTTTGTAAATTAAATTATTGATAGTTTTCCAAGCACTAGCTACTGGAGGTGTGAATTTACTGCCCCAAGGTGAATTATTTACAGCAACCATAGCTTTACTAATATCATTTTCGTTTTTAATATTTCTTATAGCTTTAATTACATCTGTGTAATAAGATAAAGATAAAGTTTCAATAGTGGCTTTAAGACCTGTTTGTCTATCGGGGTAATTTTGTACGTTTACACTATTATAGGGTAAAGATCCTGTTTTGCGTTTAGTAGTATTAAATGGGTTCCAAGCAGCTGATGCTCCTTCATGTTGTCTCCATGATTTCATGAATTGGATTTGGAATTGGTTTGGGTTTGGGATATTTAAACCTTTTAATACATCTATAAGAAACTCAGTTGTCTCATTTAAAGTTGTTTTTATAGAACCTCTGAAGAATGAGGTTGTTGTAACTCCTCCTCTACTACTTGCTTTTTCTACTGTAGAGGATATATCAGCAGCACCTCCTATTCCTGAAATATTATTAGGTACTGCAATGGATTCTATGGTTGTATCCCAAATATTATTAGCTATTTCATGGGTAACACTTTTAATTAAAAAGTCTAAATTATTAGGATAATTAGTAGGTAAATAACTTGTATCAATAGTGTATTTTTGATATACTTTCATACCTGATAATCCATCCATTTTAATTTGTAGATTAAAAGGTAAGAATCCTATAGTTGGAGATCCTTTACCATCTTTTTCACTTTGTTTAGCTTGATCATAAGCTAGGAAATCTTGAACTGTGGATTTATAAGCCTCTATTGCCTCTAAATTCCATTGAGGTTTGGTTTGAAAAGAAATGGAAGATAAATCTCTAACAAAAACATTAAAGTTATCTAAAGGAACTTTAAATCTTTCAGTTAATGGTTTTGATTCCTCAGTAACGGGGGTATCAGGATCATTAATCGCTACTTTATATCTATCTATTATCCCAGCATTCATTCTGGATAAAGCTGTAGAATCTGAACCTACTATGTTTCCATTTGATGTTGCTCCTATAGTAATCATTGAGGCCATTTGAGGAGTTATTTCGGTTCTCATTTGAAAATCCTTAATAAAACCAGCATTTTGGTTTGCCTCATTTTTATTATAGTATCCATATACATCAAAAATTGCTTTAGTAGTTGATATATTTAAAGTACTTAATATTTTATCTCTATCAGGTAATGGTACTCCGTCAATAATAGTTACCAGATCTTCTTGGTTTGGAGAAATTACTACCTCTAGTTTATTAAAATTACCAGTAGCATCACAAACTCCAGTTATTAAACTTTGTAAAAAATCTATTAATTTAACATTACCTTCTTCATCTTTTAATTGATCTAATTTATCTAAAACAAAAGTAAAATTTAGGTAAACATTCATTATTTTACCATAAGTGTTTTTTGTGTTAACAAATGTTGTTTCAAAAGGTTCACAATTATAAAATAAATGGGATTCGGAATTTGGGTTAATAAATGTTTTTTTAAATATACAAATACGAGGATCTGCACTTATTTGGCGAGGTGCTATGTAAATAATATTTGTATCTGTATCTGTATTAAATTTTAAAGATTTTACATTTTTTCCATTTTTATCTTTTAAAGTTGGAGTAATTTTTTGCTCAATAAATTCTAAAAAGGTACCTAATCTAACATAATATTCTGTTCTATCTTTACCATTTTCACCTCCTACAAATAATTGTTGAACTATATCAATATGTTCTTTTCCATCTTTAGATTTTATAGCATTAGTTACCCATTTCATTCCTGCATTAGCTGCATATGGAGAAAAATTATATTGGCCTGAGGTTTGGAATTTTTGTTGGTTTTGATAAAAGAAATTTGAAATTGAATTTTTATCTTTAGCGGCTACAATAACATCATCGGGAGTTGGTTCTGGAACTGAACCTGTTGTAGCTGAACCTGTTACTGGGGCACTAGATGGATTTGGATTAATAACATTACATTTTAAAGACTCAATTACATCTCCAACACTTCTTAAAATGATAGTTATGTCATAGCTTCCATCATTTCCAAATGTCCAAGAAAAATTAACTACTTTACCAAATATAGCATCGTAGTTTCCATTAGATGCTAATCTATTTTCTTGAATTTCAGTTAATATTTGATCATAAGTTAATGTACCTTTTAAAAAAATATCAGCTAAACTAAAAGGATTATTAGTTATATAAGTTCCGTTATTATCATAATAACTTGAATGTCCCCATTCTAATAGAACTGAATATCCTAATCTTAAATATAGGACATCAATAATATCAAATTGTGTTCTATTCCAAGCTTTAATTTGGATGTTTGCTGTTTTTAGAGAACCTCTAGTTTCAGTTTTTACATTAGCTGATATAATACCAGGCATTGGTCTGTTACCAAATTCTAATCCACCTAAACCATAGGCTGTATTTGTATAAACAGAGTTATTTCTTGCTATACCTGATCTGCCTCCATTACCTAAATTTTTTCCCTCATCAACCATTCCATTAAATAAAACATAGTCCTCAGCTTTAGGTAATCCTAAACCTGGTCTAGGTTCTTTTTCAACAATAGCTCCGGATACTAATTTAGCCCATCCTGTTTTAGAATTTAAGTAAGATAAAACCTGATTGGATCTGTTTGCAGAACCATATATTTTTTGTCTTTGAGTAATTTGACCTAATATTTCTCTATTAAAACCTTCTCCAATTATATTCATAATTTTAAGAATTTATTGAATTAAATGCACTTATAACACTATTGTAATTAGCAGGAATTCTAATTTGTAATCCTGGAGGTATTACTAGAGCATTTTGATTTAATTTATCAGTATTTGCAATCGAAATAATCCACCATAATGAACTATCTTTATAGAATTGTTGTGCTAAAGTATCAAATCTATCACCTTGTGAAGTATACACATAGATATCATTTTCAGATAAAGGTACCTCAGGATAACGAGAGGTTACATAAACTTCTTTACCATTAATTTTAGTTTTTGGTATGTTTTGATATCTATTCATTTTATACTACTTTATATTTGCTGATATTATAAGGTTCAGCAGTATCGTAATTATTATATTGAGAACCACTTCCTACTGATAGAGCTATAAATCTTTCAGGACCATAACCATTGGCAAATCCTTTACTTACAACAATATCTTGTCCATCTTTATTTTTTATAGTTGATAATAATTGATCATCAAATACTAGGGTTTGTTTTGCAGGAACAAAATCATGTATTGGGGTAAAGGAAGCTTGTACTTTAATTATATGAGATAATTCTTTAACAGATCTATCTTCACCACCTTCATCATTTATTCCTATTTCCCAAGTTGAATCTGATGGGATTTCATATGTTAAGGATGTAAAAAATCCTACTTGTTCATATAAATAACCACCCATAGTAAGTTGTAGTAAAGGACCTCTCATGTATCCGTTATTACTATAATCAGGCATTAAGTTTGAAGCTAAGTAATTTAATTTTTTATACATTGGCATAAGCTCCTCTTTTGATTGAGCGGCTACAGTCCATGATAATGAAATTGTTCTATTAAATCCAGTATAATTATAAAAATTTTCACCTCTACCTAAGTATTTTGTTGAAGCCCAATCCCCAGTATATGAATCTGAGAAACTATCTATAAAGGCTCTAAAATGCATAAATGTTTTAAAATTAGGATTATCACCATCAATGGCAGCAATTCTAAATTTAACTAAATCATTTTTTAAAGTATCATCTGGAGTTACCCATTGGCTTCTGTAAATAGGTAAAGCATTTATTTTGTCTAAAGGTCCTTTACCTGAACCTTTAGTATATGAAATAAGATTTTTTCCTACTTTATCTCCAGGATCACCTAATAATACTCTATTTTCAATATTTTCAGTTAAATAATCCGGAGAATCAGATAAAATGGTTGAGATATTAAGATTTTTTCTTAAAATAGCTCTAAAATCTTGTTTAACACCATAACTAAAACCTACCTCAGATTGAGGTTTAGCATCATTTAGTTGTTTTGTACTATAAGTTGAAGGATTAAGATTTTCTCCTGGAGTGTTTAAGTAACTGGTTTGGGCATTTATTGTTGGGGGAGAGGCTAGTGTTTTTAAATCACCATTACTCTCAAATCTAATATTGGTTTGTCCTACTCCTAAATTAGAGCCTGGTCCTCCATCATAAGTTATGATAGTGGTTGAGTTTTGATTTAAAATAACTCCATTAGATAATTTAATGCTTGTATTTTGAGAAACAGCATTTTTTAATAAAGTTAATCTATTTTCATTAACTGGTTGACTTGGTTTTACTCTAACACTATATAAAGCCTCATTATTAGAATAAAGACCAGTTTGTTCAAATGGGTTTGTACCTTGTTTATTTAAATGACCTCCAATAGATGATACACCCGCCTGAGCTAAAGTAGATAATGGATTATAGACGTTACTATTTAGGTTACTGGTGGAGGTTTGTGTTTTTACAGCGGTACGAGATAATAAATTTTGCTTTGCTGTAAATAAAAATCCATTAGGGGATTTTAAATCAAAAAACATTTTAGTTAATCTACTAACATCATCTGCTGTACTAAGAGGATTTAAATATCCATTTCTTAGTAAAAAATCAGGAGAGGAAGACGTTAACCCATCAGGAATTGCGGATTTGATATAGGGTTGTCCACTATCACCTCCGTCTTTCCTGTCCTTGCCGTATTTTAGGCTTTTAAGGTCAGTTTGTAGATTAACTAAGGGCATTATCTTGGAGGATTATCTAAGTATTTTTCAGGAGTTTTTCCGTCCAAATCTAATTGAGATGCTGCTAATCCTTTTTGGTATTGAGTTAAACGATCATATTCTAAAGGTTTTCTACCATCTAAATCTAATTGAGATGTTGCTAATCCTTTTTGGTATTGAGAAGTTCCATTATATGATGTGGGAGTCTTACCATCATATTCAGTTAGGTTTGATCCTTTTTTAAGTAAATCTAGTAATGCCATAATTTTATTTTATTATAAATATTAAATTTATTGGGTTCTGAATGTGCTTAAAGACATTGCTGTACCTACTTTATTCCCATCAAGATAAACACTACCTCCTGATTTGACAACAGTTATAAGTTCTTGTAATAAAGCTACCATTTCATCAGTTCGACCTAATTTAGTACCACCAGCACCTACTATTGTATCTTCTGGTAATGTTTTAATTACATAATCTTTAGCTTCAATTACACCTCCTTTTTCAGTTTTAGCTGCTCCTGGAGTGATGGTTCCTGCTTTTTTAAAGTCACGAGCAGCAATACCAGCATCAGCTGCTAAAGATAAACCAGTACCTAAACCTGGTACTACTAAATCTAATAACCCTAATCCAGCAGAACCTGTTTCCAATAAAGCTCCTTCTACATCTCCTTTCATTAATCTATCAACAGCAAAACCTAAACCTACAACTGATCCTAATATTGGAATTCTCTTAAGTAAACCTTTACCAGCTAATTTACTACCTGCTTTTGCTGCTAATTTTGTTCCTTCTTTTCCCGCTACTTTAGTGGCGGTTGCTGTTCCTGCTTTAACAGCTGCTTGTGCTGCGGCGCCAGAAACTACTTTTCCACCATCTTTCATAGTAGCTTGGAGTACTTTTGGAGCTGCTTTTTCAGCCATACCAAAAAATTTAGCTATACTTTTAGCCCATCCAGCCATTTTTCCAAATATTTTACCCATTTTACCAATTTTACTGAATAAAACGGCGCCACCAACTACAGTTAATATTTTAGCAAGAGTATCAGCATACTCAACCATTTTTTCCATTAATCCTGTAATTTTAGGTAAAATATTAGAAGATAAATCATTCATAGCTGTAGCCATTTTAGTAGTGGCTTCTAATTGTAATTCTGCTAATGATCTATTTTCTCTTTGACGAATTAATTCATCAGAACCTAATTTATCTACTAATTGTTTTCTAACTGCTTCGGCTTCTGTAAACTTACCTGCTTTCCTAAGAGCTTCAATATTTTTCATTTCAGACTCAACTTTAGCATCGCGTTCTTTAGCATCTTTAGCTCCTAATTTAGTAAGAGCTTCTTGTTCCATTAAAGAAGCAGCTAAATCTTCACGAGTCATTCCAACTGATTTAGCAATAGCTTCTTGTTGTAAACGATTCATTTTACTAAATTGTTCAGCATTACCTACATTTTTAGTAATTTCGGCTGTTAAACCTTCTATATTACCATTTAAAGCAAAAGCTCTTGCTCTTTCAAGATTTAAATCTTTACCAGTTAACAATTCTGCTTCTAACTCAGATGAAATTGATTGTTCAAAGTCCAGTAAACTACTAGCTATAGAATCTACTTTATTTAAATCTAAACCAAATTTTCTAGCAGCAATACCTGCATCTCCTAAACTTTTACCTTGACCTTTAATAGTAAGTAAAATAGCAGAATTTGCATTTCCTACATCTTTTAAAACTTTTTTATAATCTACAGCGGATCTATTTCTATAATTACTAAATTTTACTTCACCTATTATACTTTGAGTAATAGATTTAGAACTCTGGTTAATTGATAATGATAATGTTTCTAGTTTAGCTGCCTCATTAGTAGCTAAACCTAATTGTTTAGTTATTACCGTAAAATTAATAGCATCTTCAGCACTAATAGAGGCTGTAGTACCTAAAGCATCTGCAAAATCTTCTGCTGATTTTACCATTTCTGGTCCTGTAATACCAGCCATGTTTTGTGAAGCTAAATCAAATTCTTTTACAAGATTCATAGCTTCTGATCTGCTTTTATTCAGATTTCTAGCTACAGAGGTTGTTCTTTCATCTAATAAATTAACTCCTTTTACTAAATTTCCTATAGCAAAGGCAGCAATTGCTTTTCCTGCTAATCCTGCTAATTCTTTACCACCAGCTTTTAAAGCGCTACCTCCTTCAGAAGCAGCTTCTCGAGCAGCATCCGATGCTTTTTGAAAATCACCTAAAACTTTACTCAATCCAGGAATTTGCTGAGTGAACTCAGCCATATCATCAAAGATTTTAGTTTGTTTATTTAATTTTTCAAATTGTTCTGTAACTCTTCCAGCGGCTTTGGCTTGTTCTCTTAATTTCTCAGCACCATCTTCATAACCTCTAGCTACACGATAAGCTTCTTTTGCTTGTTCTTTAGTAAAATTAACAGCTTCTGCTCTTAAACGAGAGGCTTTAGCTTCTAATTTAGTAGCTTCTTCTTGAGCTTTACGTACTTTATCCTGAAAGGTTGCTTGTTGTTTTTTTGATTTTAAAGTATCAGAATCTACTTTAGCTAAAGCATCACCTAATGATTTAGCAGCATTAAAACTTTCTTTAAAACCAGCAGTACTTTCTCCTGTTAATTGACTAACTTTTTGGAGATTAGCATTAATGCTTTTTCCAATAGAATCTAGATCGTTTAATACACCTATAGATTCTTGTCTAATTTTTTTAATTTCACTTTCGTTTAATTCTCCTACTTTTTTAGCCATTTAAAGGATTATTTATTATAAATATTAAAAGGCATCACTTTTTGGATGCCTTTGTAATATATGAGGGAACATTTACTGTTTTATTTGTTCCTGCTGCTTTCATAGCAGCAATAGATTTTTCTACAGTATCATTATTAGTATTAGTTTCGTTATAAAATTCTTTAATTCGTTTAAAAGTAAAATTTCTTAACCAAATAGGCATATTATAAATTGTATTCCAATCATAACCACCCTTTCCAAAAAATACTATTTCATGGATTTGTTCAAACAAATCTACTCTATAATCAGGCGTCAGGCCAAAAAAAGTTAATCCCTATTGGTAAATCAGTGTCCTCCTCCACACCATCAGAATTTATTAGAGTTACCTTTAAATTCATATCTGGAGAGATTTCATTGTAATATGCTCTAAATGCTCTAGCATCTTTAGCTAAAAAATAGTTATTGACAAAATCTCTAATGTCTTTTTTATCTGTGGATCCGTTAATAGATGTTATTATATGACTAAGTCTTATAGTAACCTCACTTGTAGATTCTTTATTAATTTTTTGTAATCCTTTAATTTCTTGATCAATTTTAATTTCATCACCATGATTAAGAAGTTTGAAAGTAAGTACATTTCCTGTTTCTGGAAGAGTAAAACTAAATTCATTTTGAGAAGTTTTTTCAATCTCAGAGTGTAAAGATTTTGGTTCTAAATTACTTAAATCAATAGATTGAGGTATACCATCATACATAAATTCATAATTAGCACCATAAGATAAAATACGTGCCGCTATCATAATAGCGTTTTTATCTCCAACTAATAAATCATTATAATCAATTTTACTAATAATTAAAGAACTAAGTAATTTATCAATCACTGTTCCCTGTTTAATATAGTTTTGATTAGTTAAAATGTCTTCTTCTTTGGCAGTCATGTACTTCATTTCTATTTTACCTTCACGAAGAGGACTTGATTCTGGGTACAATAAACCTTTTGAGGGTAAGTCTACAACCTCTGTGGGTAATTTGAATTTATTTTCTTCCATAAATAATTTTTTAATAACTTTGTTGTCGTATATAAATATATGAAAAACAAAAAAGCTCGCAATTTCTTGCGAGCTTCCTTATAGTGTTTTTTATTAATTAGAAATTCAATACACAGTAGTCAGGTTGTACTGTCATAGTAATGTTTACAGCAGTATCAGCAGTATCCCAGTTATATTCACCGAAGTTAGCTTCAGTAATTAATGCACCTTTGATAATCCATTCTGATACGATATCACCTACAGGTCCTAATACGTTGAAAGTTAAATCTTTCTTGTAAAAATCGCTATAACCATCTCTACCAGTTACTGATTCGTGGTGTAAACGTACCCATTCCATTACAGCTTGAGCACCTGATGGGGTAATTGGGTCAAATAATGTGAACTGAATAGTACCCCAAGTGGTTTTACCTTTAACAAAACGTTGAATGTTGATATGATTTAAAGGTACAGTACCTTGGCTTACTGTTACAGCACCTACTCCTTTGATCTCATAAGCAGGAATACCATCAATATACATGATGAATCGGTTCGCCTGTTTTGGCTCAAAAGCGGTGAAAAATATTTCGTTTGGATTTAATACTGCCATTTTATTATTTTGTTATAAATATTCCGTCTTTAAAAAATTATTCGAAAGATACTCCTGTAGGTAAGATATTGAAGTTCAAGTAAATAAATTCAGCAGTTTTGGTTGGTTGTAAATAAATAGCTCCAATTAATTGGTTTCTATCGATTACATCTGCTGTATTATTTGAATCATCCATTACTACTTTAAAAGCATACAAACCTTGTCTTTGTTGTACTGATTCCAAATATGGGTTAACTTGTGATAAGAAAGTATTACGAGTAGCAATTGTGTTTTGTTCGAATACTAAGTTATTTGCTACTTGAGAAATGTAAGATTTAAGAGAAATTAATAATCTTCTTACGTTTACTCTGTCTAAAGCAGATGCTTTAGTTTGTAATGTTTTCTGACCGTAAACTACAGTTCCAGTACCTGGGAAAGTAGCGATTGGGTTAACTTTACCGTTATATAAAGTATCTCTGTTAGTTTGAGATAATTTTTGTTCTGCTCTGATTACGTTACCTAATCCACCTCTGTTAATACCTGCTGGTGCAAACCAAGGCTCACTTACTGAATCGTTGTAAGCATAAACTCCACCAATCATAGTTGAAGCAGGTACCCAAACGTTAGCTCCAGTATCAGGATCAATTGTTTGAACCCAAGGCCAGTAAGAAGCAGCATATGATGTATTACGAGAAGCAGCTTGAGCTGTTACTGCAGTAACTGTTGAATCATAAGGTACTAAATCAAGTACGTAAATACTATCTCCTCTGTTTTCAGTATTAGAAATAACTGAAGTACATTTAGAGGTTTGTAATGAATTGAATAAACCAGGAGTTAATATTACATTAAATCTATAATCATCAGCATTTGATAACAAGTTAATCATGTTATCGTAGCTAGCACTATTAATACCTTGAGAATGGTTACCGTCAGTAATTTGATTATAGTATTGAGCTTTTCCATTAAATAAGTTACCAGTTGCTCCTTGGAAAGAACCACTAGAATTTAAAGGAATAGAACTAGTATATTCGGCTTTAAAAGTACCATCGTTTTTAAAATAGGTTGGAGTTGGTAAATTGACAGCTTTAACTCTAACATATTTAGAGGCATTTGGATAAGAACCAGATACTTGGATTTGGTTATTAGTTGAGCTATAATTTAAAGTATAATCACCTATCACTCTAGCAACATAATTAGGTGCTAAAGGATCCATTGATAAATTAGTCCATGTTTCTAAAACTACTGGGTTAGTAGTTGAATCATTACCTTGTCTAATTAATAATGAGAAAGTACCTGATGAGGTATCTGAGTTAGCAATTTGCCATCTAATGTTATCTGTTGAACCACTTGGTAAAGTACCGTCACTAGCTAAACTTGAGCTACTGTTCATAATAGTACCTTCAGAAAGAGTTTCTAATACTAAAGCTGCTGAAGCTGAGTTAGAAGCGGAAATTGGTGATGATTCAGCTGATGTGAATGATCCTGTTACTACTCTTGCTACTAATAAAGTTTCTCCACCATTTGCAAAATAGTTATAAGCTGCAATTGAGGTAAAGTAAGTATAAACTTGACTTGCGCTTGTAAATGTAGTACCAAAAATATTTTGATACTGACTGTAAGAGGTAACAATTGTTGGTACTTCTACAGGACCTTTTACGGTAGGACCTATAATAGCGGCTCCAACAGTTACAGGTTGTTGGGTGATAAATGACTGGTCATTTTCTAATGCTAGTACGCCAGGTGATATTAAAGTTGATGCCATTTTCTTTTAGTTTTTATTCTGTTATAAATATATTAAAAAGTCTTAAAAATCAGAGTAGATTATAACTATTAAAATAAAAACCCTTATATATAAATATGTTACTGTAGATAAACTACAATAAAATTCACATCATCGTTTGTAGAGGCTCCAATATCTTTAATAAAGAAGGAACCTGCTCCAGGAGCTGTTTCTTGAATCATTAAAGCATTATTACCTGGGGAAGTAGAACCTGAAACTTTAGTGGCTGTAACCCAATATTGTGTTTGAAGTACTTTTCCTGTTAAAGCTGTAGGGTTTATTACTGGAGATACACCTGAGGATAATTTAGATGCACCTGCTAATAATCCTAGATTGCCTGGTCCTAAAAATGTTCCACCAGGATTTGGTAAATAGTTTTGAGGAGTAGAAACAACATAAGTAGAGGTTGTAGAATTTCCTATTAAAGAACCTGTAAAAAATGAAGATGTTACACTACCTGTAACATTAATGCTTCCGGTTGTTGTAAAAGAACCAGATAAAGTTATATCATATCGTGTGATACCAGTAAAAGCATCTACAGATTGAGTAACATGACCTGGTTGGACAGTTGCTCCGCTTGTTATTCCAGATTTAGATAATACAGCCATAATTTATTATAAATATTATAAACCAAATCTTCCTTTGGTTGCATTGTAGTTTTGAAGTACTTCTGAGGGTGATAGGGCTCTATTATAAAATAAGTAGTTAAATAAGGTTCCTGCAAGAGGGTTTTGATAATTATTTACTCCTGTTGCACTAAATTGTCGGCAAGCTAAAAATAATAGATTATGATCATTAAATGTTACTGTAGATGTTATTGGTTGGGTTCCATCTGCTACTCCATTAAGATAGTAAGTTACTAAATTACTACTTTGATTACATACCACAGTACAATGACTTGTTTTTTGATAAATTACAGTATTATTTCTAGAAGTATTTCCACCAAATAAATTATTACATTCCATCCCAAAATAACCCCCACTTATTGTGTGTATAACAAAATTATTACTATTATAATCAGTACTATCTGATGCGTTTTTCATAACAAATATACCTCTATGATTTAACAATGTATTTATGTTAATCCAAAAAGAAACTGTAAAGTTTGAATATGTTTCAAATGAACCTGTAATATAACCATAGTCATCAGTTCCATCAAATACAAGAGAACCTAAAGACCCTGTGTTAAAAGTAGGTCCGTTATTTAAAACGCCAATATAATTATTTCCGGATTTATCAAACCAAGTAGTTCCTGTACCTGAGTAGGATTTAGTATTACCGGCATCTAGTTCTAAAACTAGTCCCGATTTTACTGTATTTGGTCCTTCTACTACACTCATAATCCAAATCTCCCCCTAGTTGCATTATAATTTTGAAGAATTTCTTCATTAGATAATGATCTATTATATACTAAAACATTTGCTAGATCCATTCCAGGACTTCTAAAGTTAAGACCTCCTATATAAAGAGGTAGGGAATTTGTATTTCTATCTGTCAAATTTGCTGTTACTGAATCTTGTACTCCATTTTTAAAAACCATCATTACTCCATTTCTAGATTGAAATATATAATTAGCCCATACACCTATTGGGGGTGTTAGAGGATCACTAGTATTTAATTCTATTTGGCCTTGACCAGAAGCACCCCAAGTACAGTGAAATCTACTAGTTTGGTCTGAATAAAACCATATACCGGGTCTTCGTTCTGCATTACCATCTCCTTTAACAAATAGTTGAGTCCAAGTACCATTATCATCAAAATTTACTTTTATCCAAAGTGAATAACACCAATTTAGATAATTATAGTTGAGATCAGCACTATTAGGAATAGTAACAAGTTGGTTACTAGAATTTAATGTAAAATTAATACTACCCGAAGAATAGGTAAGACCAGATCCGATAGTACCATTATTGCCTCTATTAGTTAGATCTTTCCATCCTGTACCTGTTCCTGGATATGATTTTGTATTACCGGCATCTAATGCTAGTACTAATCCATCTGTTACTATTTTAGGTGAATATTGTGTTGCCATTATAAACCGTATCTTCTTTTTGTTGTGTCTTGTGATTGTCCCATATTATTTATGTAATATAAATATTTTTTATTTAAAATCCAAATCTTGGTTTGGTTGCATTATAGTTTTGTAGTACTTCTGTTGATGTGATAGCACGATTATAAACTACAAAAGTACCTACTCTACCTCCTCCATAACCTGATGTTCCCATATTTGTACTGTCTATAGCAAATAGAGCATAATGATATTGAAATCCATTATTGTAAGGAGCTGCTCTACTAAAATTTGTTGTTCCTATAGATGATCCATTTATGTAAGCAGTTAATGTTGTTCCATCGTAAGAAAATCCAACGTTATACCAATTATTAAAAGATAAATTAGAAGATACTACTCTATTACCCAAACCACCATGCCAAGTTGAAAAACTAAAAGCCCCTGCACTATTAATTTCAATATTTGAATCATGCCAACTTGCATTGATTGCTGTTTGTCCTAATTCTACCACTATTTGACCTGCGGATGTTGGGTAAACCCAAATAAAATGAGAAACACTTGTTGATGAAAAATATGGATTTAAACTATTTTGATTAGCTAGTATATAATCATTTGTTCCATCACATATAATAGTACCACCATTACTTCCTGTAAAAGTAGGTCCGTTAGTTAACGTACCATTATTACTACCTCTAGATAAATCTCTCCATACAGTTCCAGTACCTGGATATGATGTTTTATCATTGGCATCTAACCAAAGTACTAGTCCATCTTTAACAATATCTTGTTGACTAAAACCAGTTGCTGTAAACATTATGATAAGTTTTTAATTGCCGAACCGTACAAGTTAGTTGTATCAAAAGTAACAAAAGAAATTATATCGACTGCTGATCCTGTGGATGATGCTGTGTAAGGTATTCCACCTGCAAATTTAAATTGGGAACCATAACTTAAACTACCTGAGGTAGCAGGTTGTGTTATTCTTAAGTTAATTGTTTGGCCTGGTTGGATATTTGAGGCAGATAAAAATAATGTAAAACTTGAAGATAAAGTTAAGTTAAAGAAGTTACCTCTAGAACAATCTAAAGAAGCTGTTCCTGAAGCAGTAGGTACAGTTACAGGATATCCTAAAAATGCTCCTGATACGTGTAATGAGGCAGAGGGAGTTGAGGTAAAAACACCTACTCTAGATCCTGTTACTGTTAAAGCAGCAGCTCCATAAGTACCCATTACTACTTTATCATCAGAAGATACTTCAAGTATTGGCAACCCAGATACATCATTAACGGACATTAATGAGCCTGTTAGACTGTCTATTATTGAAAGTAATTGTCCTGATGAACCTTGTATATCAACTACTGTAGATCCTGATTTATAAACAGATAAAGAAGACGATATGGATACTGAACTTGTAGAAACTTGAATCCGTCTTGCATTACCCACTCCAATATCCCATGTTCCCTCTGTTTCATAATTCCATAATCTAGCATCAACCCCTGAGGTCCATAATCCCATATAAACACCATCTGTTGAACCTGTATTAGTGGTTGGATTTGTTAGTTTTATACCTGAAGGCCATGAACCAAATGGGGAATGAATATGGTGATAATATCCTAGAGTTTCTAAAGTATTCCATCTTGTTATACCTTGAGTAACAACACCAGGTAACTGTAATGCTACTCCTCCTTCAAATGCGTATAGAATATTATTATTATTAGATACAATACGGAAAGGATTTGAATAAGAATAACCAGAGTATATTTCAGTTTTATAATTTACATTATCTCCACTATATGCATCTAAAATAAGTGCTGTTTCAAAATTATAAGGACCGTTTCCTACGTATAGAGCAGCGTATGGTTGGGTAAAAGTACTTTTTCTACCTATTGTAGTTACTTGTCCATCAGTAACTTGTAGTAAGTTAGTACCGGATGAATTTTGTACTAATAAAGAATCTGTTGATGTAGTAGTACCTGATCCTATAATTTGTAATTTAGCTGTGGGAGTGGTTGTTCCTATTCCTACATTACCACCACTACCAACTAAAAATACATTAGGGGTGGTTGTTCTAGAAAATTGTAAAAATTCATATTTAGAATTACTACTTACACTATAAAAATAACCATTTCCATTAACTGTCTGGTCTAATCCAATATCCATTCCAAAATTTAGGTCATTGGATTGACGTATTGAAATAGCGGATGCGGTTGATTCATCAGGAGCTGAAATAACTAATTTACCTTGTGTAGGAGAAGTTGTTCCTATTCCTACATTACCGTTATCTAAAACAACTAATGAGGTAGCGTTAGATGAGTTTTCTACTCTTAAGGCAGTTGTAGCTGAGGTTGCTCCTGATCCTTTAACCTGTAATCTAGCAGTTGGTGAACTATTACCAACTCCCATATTACCAGTAGATCCGTTTATTACTACTAAATCACTAGCTACTTGATTTCTAAATACAAACTGTGTAAAATCTCCATAATATCCACCCCCGTAATTAACAGCATATGTGTTACCAAACCCGTCCAAAGGCCTGTAGAATGAATTCCCAGTACTGCTTATAAGACTATCATTAGGTGATACAAATTGTATTGAACCTGATATAACTTGGGAACCTTTAACTAATAGTGAACCAGTTACTGTTAAATCAGATGTAAAACGACCTGAACCCGATACTTGGAGTTTTTCTCCTGTATCTGTAGTAGTTCCTATTAATATGTTAGTTGATGCTGGAGAGTATAGTCTAATAGAGCCTGAATTGGTTCCTATTACTATTGAATTTGATATACCTGCCCCTAATTGGTTTAGAGTATATCTACCTCCTATAATTACATTGTTTGAACCACTTTGAAATAATCTAGTTTCAACTCCTAAGAAAGTGTTATATGAACCTGATTCGAAACTTCTTCCAGCATAATATCCTAATCCTGTATTATAACTACCTGTGCTATTTAAATCTCCTAAAGCTACATCTCCTACACCCACATTAAAATCTCCAACTTGGTGTGATATTAAAGCCGCTTCTCCTATAGCTGTATTATTACTACCTGAGCGATTATTAGATAATGTACTATACCCAATTGCTATATTTTCTTTTCCAACCGAATTGTTAAGTAAAGCCTCTGTACCTATAGCTATATTATCGTTTCCTGTTGTGTTTGCTGGGAGTATATTATATCCAAGTCCTACATTTCGTGCACCGGTTGTATTAGAACCAAAACCAAATACACCAGCATACACATTTAATGAAGTTCCGTTATTAGAACTACCAAATACAATTCCATTAGCTAATATGTTTCCACTACCAGTAATTGAACCTGTTACTAATAATCCGTTAGTTATTCTAGCAGAACCAGATACTTGTAATTTTTGACCAGTATCAGTAAATGTTCCTATTAATACATTTGAACTAGATGGAGAATAAAATCTTACTGAACCTATACCATCTGATATAATAACTGAATTGTTTAATATTTTTGAACTTGTTATACTAGTGGTTGATAATCTCCCACCTAAAACAGTATTATTTGAACCTGTTTCAAAAGGATATGAATCAGATCCAACAAAAGTATTAAAAGAACCACTATATAAAAAAACACCAGCATTATAACCCAAAGCGGTATTGTTTGAACTTGTTGCTTGAGTTAAAATTCCTAACGCACTATCTCCAACTGCTGTGTTTCTTCTTCCAAATTTATTTCCTTGTAAAGCCGCATTACCAATAGCTGTATTACTATTTCCATCAATATTGGCTTTAAGAGCTTGATATCCAAATGCTGAATTTGTTTCACCATTAGTATTAGATTGCATACTTTGATAACCAACTGATGTATTATAATTACCCCCAGTATTTAATAATAAAGCATCCCCCCCAATTCCAATATTACCTTCAGTAGTTGAATTAAATTTTAAAGCCGCACTACCGATTGCTATATTAAAATAACCTGTGGTTAAATCTCGTAAAGCATCGTCACCAATAGCTATATTTCTTCTATTGAAAGATAATGAAGATGTACTAAAATTACCTTCCCCAATAGCAATATTCCGTCCAGATGATACACTTCCACTAGTTCCTCCTCTACCAATATTGATAGAGTTAACTAAAATATCTTGAGAAGAAGTAATTGAACCTAATACCTTAATGGAACCGGTAACAATTAAATTTTTACTTATATTATCCCAATTTAATCCAGAGTCTGTTTGGAAATTATCATTTTCATTAAAAAATATTTGCCCTGTAGAACCTGGTATTCTATCTTGTGTTATTTCACCATTATCTATGTCATAATATAATACATTAGTACCTGTTCTATTGGTTAAACCCATCAGTACTTCCCCATTTAATATAGTACGTCCCTGTACTGTCAAAGAACCAGTCATTTGAACCGAACCAGTAAACTGTTGTATATCACTTAATTCATCACCAAATATATTTGAGCCTGAATAATATGATTGGGTAACAATAACTTGTGTATTTGCAAATAAAGTACCCGAAACATATAAATTACCACTTACATTTAAATTAGGAAATGTTAAATTATTTAAAATACTACCTGTACCATCGGCAAGGTAAGTTCCATCGGTTTGAACAACACGTTGGTAGGTACTACTTATGGGGTTACCTGAAAAATTTTCTATAGGCATTTGTAATCAACTTAAAATTTATCTACAAGATATTCTAAGGTTGATTCTAATGTTTTTTCGGAGAGTTTGTTTTCAGAAATATAGTTTTTAACTACACGTTTTGCTTTAACGTTTTGTTTTAACATAGTATCAAGTGATTTGTATTTTTTGATATCTATATTTTCTTTAACTAAGTTTCTAAGTACTTTTTCCCCGTGGTTTATAGAATCAACTTTAGGAGTATCATCAATATACGAAACCTCTGTTACTTCCACAAGTGGTTTTGAAGAAGTTTCTTCCTCTATCATTTCTACAGTAATTACTCTAGATTGTTCTAAAATATATTCTGATTTCCAAGGGGTAAAGTATGTATCATCTGCTATAACCTCTAGTTTTACTTGTCCTTTTGATTTAAAATTATCAAAGTTTTTGAATTTACCAATGTTTACCTCACAAATACCATCTTTTAGTTTTCCATCAAACATTAAGTTATGTGATTCACCTTCAATTACTAAACGAGCTACTGCTGTTTTTTCATTAGCTCCTTCAACAACTACTTTACATTTAAAGGTATTGTTTTTATCTGTGTATAATTTGAACATCTTCTAATATTATTTTTTGACCAAACTTTTCAGTTAATATGTTTTCTACGTTTTGTTTAAATTCAACTTTAACTTGAGTATTTTTTTCTTTTTCAAATACTTTTTCCAAGTCGTCTATCATAAATATTAACTTAATCTTTTTTCGTTTCTTTTCTTTTTTACCTAATTGTTGATCTTGGTAATCATATCCAGAAGGAAAAGCGATTGTTAAAGATATTGCATGATCCCAAAGTACCCCATATGGAGGACCTGGTACTGCTATACCAAATTCAGCCTCAATATAACTAGCATAATATTGGTCGGCATAAAAGGTATCCCAATTATAATTAGCCTCGTCCCAATTTATTTCTGTAACCGAGGTAACTAACCATGTATTAATATTTTTATTTACAATAGTGGTTTCACCCATTTATTATAAATATATTAAGTTATGCTATTTGTTGAATAATAAGTTGTGTATTAAGATCTCCTCTAATAAATTCACCGGATAATGCACTAGTTGATGGTGTCATTCTTATCTTAATATCAGTATTTCCTCCTGGTGCATAAATGAATTCCAAGGTTCCATCACTTATATTGTTACTTCCATTAGTTGATTGTACTATTTCAACTGTAGGTCCTATTTGTATATTAGCACTATCGTAACAAGAATATTGAAATAAGTAAGAGGAGGCTGCTGACCATGCTAATCTTGAAGTAATTCTATAAACTTTTCCTCCAGTTAAAGTAGCAGTTCCTGCTACTGGATTGTAAGGAATTCCTTTAACAGCTACAATAGTATCAAAGAAAACATCCTGATTTGCCCATGTTTGTGGAGGTGGGATTGTTTGATTTGTATTTAAGGTCACATAAAGATAATCATTAGGTAGTCCACTATATGCACTAGCGGTGACTGCTCCTACAAATTGAGTATTTCCTGATTGGAGATTAATATAAACTAAACCTGCATTACTTCCACCGGTATTACTTCCTCGTAAAATCCTAAATTGGTCTTGCCATGTATCTAACATGGATGCCGAGGTATACAATCCTCCTGAGGCCGCTAGTAGTATTTGACCTCCTTCACCTGTTCCTCCGGCAAATGGTGGATAAACATTTAGTGTATTTTCAGAAGCAGGTGTACTTGTTCTGTTACCTACTGTTAAACTTCCACTTACAATTACGTTTTGAATAAGTGTATTAACAAAGGAAGAAGTTGCTGCTTGAGAACTACTAACAGCAAAAGATGCAGATACAGCCTGTGAGCTAGATACTGCAAAAGATGCACTTACAGCTTGAGAACTAGATATTGAAAAAGAGGCAGATACTGCTCTAGAGGATGACACAGCCCATGATGCTGATATAGCTTGAGAACTAGAAATAGCCCAAGATGAAGATATAGCTTGAGATGAAGATACTGACCAAGAACTTGTACCCTGTAAAGAACCAGTAAATGATCCTGAAAACGAGCCTGTAAATGAACCTGATGTTATTGCTCCACCTCCACCGGGTAATGATGATGTTATAAATAAAGCATTATTTAATGTATCAAACATTACTGTGTTAACAACAGGGGAAGGAGAGTAAGGTAAAGCTAATCCAGGTAATAAAACTGTTGGAGGAGAAATAATTACTGTAGTTCCATTTAAAGTAGTATCTCCATTTACGTTTAAATTACTACTTATATTAGTTGACCCTGTTACTGTTAATGAACCAGAAATAATAGCTGATCCTGTAAATGGGAAGATAGGGGCCCAAGATGCAGATACTGCTCTAGAGGCAGATATAGCAAAAGATGCAGATACTGCTCTAGATGATGATACTGAAAAAGATGCACTTGTAGCTTGTGAGCTTGAAAGGGCATAACTTGCACTTACTGCTTGAGAACTTGATATTGCCCAAGATGAAGATATAGCTTGTGATGAGGATACTGACCAAGAGGATGTTCCAAATAAAGATCCTGTAAATGAGGTAGCATTTAAACTACCTGTTAAACCATAAGAGCCAGAAAGTTGATTAGTGTGGGACCAAACACCTGTAGATCCGCTTGCAATATAAGTCCAAATATCTCCAATACTGTATGAACCGGTTACTAATACAGAACTTAAATCACTAAAATCTATTGGTTCTTGTACGGCAACATATATAATTCCACTTGTTCCAGGTGATGCTTTTACACAAACACCAACAGGAATAATTTCATAAGGGGCAACAGGGGCATTATTTTGTAAAACTCCTGCTGATCCTGTACCTACAAATAAAGTATCTCCATCATTAAAAGCATTTGTGTTTAACCCTCGTACTAGCCCTTGTGTGGTAATAAAACCTTTTGAGTTATCTTCAATATCGTGAGTAGCAACACCTAAAATTTGATTTAGGAGGTTAACACTACCTGATACAATTACTGATTGAGCTAATTCTACCTCTGGTACATCACCGTGTGCTCCTTTAAGTCTAACTACAGTACCATTTAAAATAGTTGCACCTGTTCTGTTAGATACTCTAGTCCAGTTTTCTTGACCAATTTGTAAAGTAATATCTTGTTCGGCATTATAGACAGATAATGCCCCATCTGTATTATCCCAAAATACTCTACCTGATTTCCAAGCGGGTACTGCTGATCCTGTATTAAAATCAATATAATCTACATTGTTTACTGAGCCTGAGATTATTAGGTTTTGGGAGTATGATGATGTAGCAGAATAAGATGAAGATATTGCTCTTGATGCTGAAACAGCCCAAGAAGCACTAGTAGCTTGAGAACTACTTAAAGCATAAGATGCTGAAACAGTTGTAGAGGAAGCATTAATAGTAACTACACCTGTTCCTCCAGGAGGAGAAATAGATATGTTAGTACCAGCTATAATCTGAGTTACACCTGATGCTGCTCCACCACCATTAATTAATACAGTTACATCATTAAAGGGTCCTACTGATGCTGTAACACCTGAACCTGTAAAGTTAATTTTATTAACTTGTGTTGTTAATAAACTATTTTGATTTTCAACTTTTAATTGTATTAAACCTGGTTTTGTTAATAATGCCATTAATCTAAATTATCAGTAGTTTCTAGGAAAATAGTTGTTTTGGTTTTGTTTGAAAACTTATTAATAGCGGTAGTTGATTTTTGGATATTATCAGGAATGATATAACCATTTAAAGTAACATCAAAAGTACTTCTAACTACTCTTTCAGAGTTTTCATTTAGTTCGGCCTGGAATCCGAATGAATTAATCATTGCTTTGAATTTAAAACGTTCAGGATTACCCCAATAGGCATCAGAGGCATAATTCATAGCCTCAACAATTTTATTTAGTTGTTCTACGTAATAAGTAAAAATAACAAATTGATAAGTTACTGTTACATAGTCAGGGGCAACAACAGCATAGTATTGTTTTTCTGGTTTTCTATTATTTAAAACATTAAAAGCATCATAAGCATTTCTTGAATCATATGATTTTTGAAATATACCATAGTTATTAGGATTATTAGCATCCATTTTGTTTGCTAATGATCTGTTTTTTTCAAGTGAATTTCTTTTAAATATAATTAAAGGTGCCATTAGACTACCTTTTACATCTCTTAGGTAACCATCTTTTTGAAAGTTTTTCCATTTTTCAGGAGAACCGTATAGTACAGGAACAGGAATTGATTCACCATTTTGTATTACTGTTGGTTTAACCACATTTTCTAAATAATAAAAAACGGCCTCATCAATGTCTTGAATACCTACCGAATAAGGCTTTACAGTATCTTCTCTCCAAGAGGTTTGTAATGCTCTATCTTTAGGATTAGGGACAGCATTATTTGGATTACCCTGTTGTTGATCAGTAGGGGTAATTAAAGAGTTTGCTATCTCTTTTTGAGTTTTTGGTATGGGTTTTCTTTGTTTAGCCATTATAATCTCATTTTATCAATTCCAACACGGTCAGCAGGAACGTAATGGGCGGTACAGATTACTGAAATGTTGTAACCAAATTCACTTAAATCATTTTCGTAAGGATTATTTCCTGTAGAATCAGTATATGGATAATCAGGATCTTTACCTACAAATAACTGATTAATATTTTCATTATCTATTTCCCAATAAGCATCTTGCCACATTATAAAATCACCTATTTCAGGAACTAAATTAGCATCAACTAAGTCATCTCTTAAGAATCTAACTGTAATTGGCCAATTGAATCCTACTAAATCATCTTGTATAGGGGCAGTTTGGTCACCTCTTTCAATTAAAGCATATAATAAAACAGGTTGCTCAAATACTCTACCAGATGATGCCTCACCGTACATATTTGTTTTAGTTTCCGTTATATTGCATTTATAAAACACTACCTGTTGAGACACAATATTCTGCATCAACTCACGGTTAATGTGTCTAAATAAACTTATATCGCGTGATCCTCCAAATAAAGCCATATTAGCCGATATAAATAGTCATTGGTACTTGATTTAGTTCAGTTTGGCGAGCTGTTGATTCTGCTGCTCTTCTTTCTAACAAAGATTGTTTAGAGGTTGTATCAAAATATTCTCTTATTCTTGTTATTAAAGCCTCTTTTTCATTAGTGGCAGCAGTTATTAAATCACCTTGGTTTAAGGTAACTTCAGCACCTGGAATAGGGATAGAGGAGTATTTACCTCTAATATATCCTAGCATTTCTTTACATAATGCTAAAGTATATTCAAAAATCCAACTTCTACCAATAGCATTTATTTGAGAATAATTTGGGTTATTATAAGGGGTATTACTTACATTAGTTATTTTACCAGGGGCGGGAGTTAAAGATGAATTTAATCTTTCTTCTACTTTAATATAGTTAAACCAAAATTGTAATCCACTATCATTACCTCCAGGTATAGGAAATATTCTTAACTTATTGTTTATTAATTGGAAAGTATAGTTAGAATATCTAACATTATTACTCATTTCAATAGCATTGATGTTAGCCATATCATAACTTAAAGGCATTAAAACAAAGTTAGTTGAAGGACCATAACCTGCTAAACCTAACAAACCAACAGCAGCTGTTGTACCTGGTCCTAAACCAGACCAAGGACTGTATAATTCGTTAATAGCGGGAGTACCCTCGTAAAATACTCTTTTTACCTCAATACCACCTGTAATATTGTTTTGTGTGGCCCAATCCCCTAAATCATAATCCTGAACACTAGAGGTTAGTGTAACAGAACCACTATACCAAGTTACATTACCTCCTGTACCTGCTTCCTCAGCATATTGTTGAGATAATCTTACTATAGGACCTAGGTTAGGGGTAACTAAAGTATTATTTAAAGCAGAGGAGGTTGGTGAACCTTCTAAAGATAAATAATTATCTCTTAATTGATAAGCATATACCTCATTACCATAAACAGTTACTGCCTCTTCAAAAGCCGCATAAAAGTTTAAATCCTGTAGTTCAACATTTTCAATAGGATAACCTAAACGTAAAGCACAAAAACGAGTTACTTTATCGGCATCTGTTTGGAACTGGTAGTCATAATCATAAAATCCAAAAGGTGTATTACCAGGAAAAAATGATGATGAACCAGGGTAAATTGGGATATTAGCCATAATGTAGTATTTGGTTATAAATATTAAAAACAAGGAAAGGACCCACATTGGGGTCCTTTTAATTTATATTAAAAAGTTAATTAGGAATTAGGAATAAATTCTCCTTTTTCCAAATCAATTGTTCCGTTACCGTACTTGGTTGATAATTCTTTACCAAGTTCTTGTTCTTTAGTTTTTAATTGAGAGTGAAACTCAACCAATTCATCATAACGGTTTTCGATTTGGATCTTAGTGATTTCCAAATTACCTAATTCTAAAGCTAATGCTTGATTTTGCTGCTGTATTTCTTGCAACTTTTCGATTTCTTCTACTGTTAGTTTTGTATTCTCCATAACATTAATATAATAAATTATTTTTTAAAAGCCAAATTAGATTGTAGGAATTTCTACAATCTCAAAAGTAGATCCTGTAGACATAGTCTCAAGTGATCCTGTAATCTGTTCTGTTACATAAAGTAAATACTTATTTACTACATTGTCCCCACTATTGTCTATAGAGGCAGAGGCATTATTTACGTAAAACGGAAAACAAGTTAAATAACTAGATCCAGAAATGTATGCCTCTTGTGAGGGATACATAAAACAATCCACAGGTGTTTCTTGTCCTGATACGGGTAAGTGGGTTACAATACGAAAATAAGGATTTGTGTATGTAGCATAATTGTAACTAAAATTGGAGGTTGATTGTATTGCCATATATTATAAATATTATGTAATTAGTAAATAACTTGCCACAGCAGAAATTGATCCTGTAAATACTCCGTTTAAGGGATTAGATCCTGTAAGTATTAGTTGAATACTGTCTCCAGACTCTAACACTAAAGTATTAGATACTATATCTAAAGAGGCATATGCTGGTACTGCTCCAAAAGTAATCAAATTATATGTAGAGGTTGATCCGGATTTAATTAGGTTGGCGGTTGTGTTTACTGTATAACCTGAGGTTATTGAGTTATTAGCAATTTGTATATTTTTTAACACAACTGTTGAGCTAGTTGGACAGGTTAGTAATGATCCTGAGGCCGCATATGAACCTGAGGCAGCACTACTTGAAACAGATGCTGTTAAATTTAGACCTATGTTTTTATATGTATTTGGCATTTTTAATAGTAATTAAAATAATTATTTATATTTGTATTTATATTAGATACATCAGCTGTTTTATCATTAGCATAAATTATAACCTCTTGTATATAACCTCTAAAATTTTGGGATGTTAAATATCCTGTTCCTAAATATAAAATACTTCGATTTGTAATACCAGCATTAGGTGTAGTAGCATTTGATCCTATAGAAGAATTATTCATCCAATATTGAGATCCTGTTGCTTTATATATTAAAGTATGTAATAAAGGATTAGTTGTTCCAGCATATGAGTAATTAGCATCATTACTAAAATGGGCTATTGTTGGGGTATTTTGATTTCTCCACCCTAAATGTAATGAACTTGGAGTTCCTAAAAAATAATTTTCAGCTGGACCAAAAGCTGTTGCTTTAGTAGCTATAAAAACTGAATAAGAACCAGAAAGTGATGATATGTTACTATTAGATAAAAAACTAGAAGTAGTATTATTTAAAGAAGGTTTGATTAAACCAGAAGGTGAAACTTCAAAGGGAGGTTGGTTAACAGCTGTGGTTTGGGTAAAATGTCTATTATTTCCAGATTGATCATACCACGTAGTTATAAAACCATTAGATCCTTGTAAGAAATTAGTTAATATTGATAAATTTAAATCTCCAGTAGAACTAAATCCAATATCTTGTTCAGTATTATCTAAAGATCTTCTAACACGAAGTGCTGATCCTGAATAGAAAGCTGAAAGTTTTCTAGTGGATAAAGCAATGTATGAACCACTGTATGTATCTAATAATCCTGTATAACTTAAGAAAGGTTCAAATCTTCCATCCAACCTCTCCAAATAAAACTTACCATAACTAACAGCACCAACAGCCGTATCTCTTTGATCCGACCCAATATATCCTGAATTCCAGCCTAATTTTCCCATATTTTTATACCATAAACCAAATTAAAGCAGGATCCATTGTTTGACCCTGTACCACTAAAGACCCTGTTACATTAGCAACAGAACCTGTTATAATTAAAGCCGGTAATCCGTAGTTACCCATTCTGATAGTTGCATCAGAGAAGGCCTCCATAATTGGTAAACCAGAGATTGTATTTACTGAAAATAAAGAACCTGATAATCCATCAACTACTGAAAATAATTGACCTGAGGGACCGTTTACATCAAACATTACCCCCTCGGATGTTGAACCATAAACAGAAACTACGTTTGTGGTCCCGTAGGCATTTATTCGGGCAACAGAGGAGGTTGTTCCTATAGAAATATATGAGGTGTTAGTTCCTAAAATTGATCCTGATAATATTAGTGAACCGGAATAATCAATTTTGCTTACTTTAGAACCAGATACTACTAGGGCAGGGGATGAATAAGCACCCAAATTTATTCTTCCGGTTGAAAAGGCCTCCATAATAGGTAAACCGGAAATAGTATTAACAGAAAATAATGAACCCTCTAGCCCGTCTGTTACTGTAAATAATTGACCCGCTGTACCAAAGACGTTAAAGATAGGGGCTGTACCTCCTGCGGATGCTTGGGCATTTAATACATCAGAGGAACCTGTAATAGTGGTTGAACCAGTTACGGCTAAACTGCTGGATACTTGGGCTCCATTCCTTATTACAAATTCATTTGGCATATTTTGTTATAAATATTTGGGATTAGTAGATTGAATAATAGGAGTTGATGTTGGTTGAAATGCTTGTATAGTTGTATATTAATAACTGTTAATAAATGCCATAGTATGAGTTTATGTTTGATTCTATCCCTGTACGATTATTTTCTTGTGCTGAATTGTAGTATATAATTTCTTGTAATCTACAATTTGAAAAATTACTTGAAGCATACAATCCAATAGAATTAATATTTTGATTTAAAGAAAAAGCAATAAATATACTTGTAATTTGATTTCCATTTTTATAAATTCTTTGAGTTCCTCCACTTTCTCTTAATCCTGTTAGCAATAGATGCGATGTACTTGTATCTGTTGTTGTACTGGCTTGATAGCCTGATGTATTGGCTTGTAGATAATAGTTATTATCTGACCATAATGCAAAATTATATTGATTTCCTGCTAATCCCATTAAAAGACTACCTGCTGAAGTTCTTTGTCCAACAAACGAATTATAATTGGATGCTTCGTAAGTAAATTGTGTAATTGATAATGAATCATTTGAACCGTCAAAATCTATTCGAGGTTTACTATTTATAGTTAATACATTTCCACTGCTAACAATTTGCGGTTGATTTGCTGCCGTTGTTTGTGTTGCATTTCTTGCATTTCCTGATTGGTCGTACCAAGTTGTAACAAAACCATTTCCTACTCCACAAAATAATAATAAAGCTCCAGTATTTAAATCACCATTTCCATCAAACCCAATATCTTGTTCGGTATTATCAGAGGATCTTCTTACTCTAATAGCATTACCTGTATAAGAGGTTTGTAATAAACGTAATGAATATGCACCTGTTGCTCCTGGATAGGAATCTAACAACAAAGGAGCAGAAGGAGTATATAGAGCTAATGGTAATCCAAATCTAGAACACATAGAATTATAATTTTTTCTAATGTTTGAAGAATTTATATAAGGATTATAAACTTTAAAGTTATACAAATTACCAACACTACCAGCATTAGAGGCAGTAGTATTATTCAGTAATAATAAACTAGCTGAAGTAGATAAAGATCCTAAACCATTTGCTGAACCAGATGCTATATAATTAGAATTTAAATACACAGAAGTAATTATATTATTAGGTATATAAGTTACATCCAATACATAATTTGATCCTGTAACAATAGAGCCTACAGCAGTAGTGGCCGAAGAGGAAATAGTAGAGGATACATTATAAAAAGCAGTCAATCTTCCACTACCACCAGAACCAGTTATAAAAGCTCCAAAGTTAGGAAATGATCCTGAATTTTTAGAATATAGCCAATGTCTTCCATTAATTTGGGATGGTAAAAAAGCCATCTCTACGGTAAAAGAACCTTGTCCAAAATCTGCCGCCGAGCCAGAAAAACTAACCGCGGAGGCAGAGTTAGAGGAAACTAAAGCACCACGGTTAGTGGTTGCAAACGAGATGGAACTAGAGATAGTTCCTGTAAAGCCGTTACCGGTAACATCCGTCCAACTAGTGCCCGAACCAGGGTAAGATAAAGGATCAGCAGCATCAACTGCTAGCTTTAAACCTGTGGTTGTTATTTGGGAAAATGCATATTGTACGGCCATAATCTGTTTTTTAGTAAGGGGTTGGTGGGGTAGTTACTTCAAATTCTGTTGGTTGTCCTAACACTACCTCTAAAGATTGATCATAGGTTATGTACCAAAAGGTAGGATCATCTAGAGTGGCTTGTTGGTAGTCAACCCAGTTTTGGGTAACGTCCTCTGGTGAAACGGGGATTCCATAGTAGGTATCACAGGTTTCTCTTGCTGTGATGGCCTCTTGTTCTGTTGTGTATTTGTATCCTGTGATTGTCATAGATTAATATATTGTGTAGTATGAGTTAATAAGGGTGTTAATATCACTTCGGTTTGTTAGTTGACTAAAACTGTATATTATCAATTCTTGAGTGTATGCATTTGAAAAAGTATTACCGCTACCTATAGAATTCCACGGTGTTTGAAAAGAACTTCCAGCATAAGATGATGATGGGAGTTGTGTATTATTTACATAAAATAAAAAACCTGAAGGGCCATATCCCGCGGCAAAAGCTGATATTAAATCTTGGTTAGTAGTATTATAAGGTCCATATTCTGCTATTCCTGATGCTCGATAATTATAATTATCATTGGCTAAATGACCTATAAAGAAAGGAAAAGAAGATCCTGTATTTGATAATATAATACCGTTTGAACTATTTGTTTTTCTTCTTCCTAACATAAAAATACTATCTTGAGAAGTAGGAGTTATACTAGAAAAATTATAAAAATCATTTGTACCATCAAAATCTAAAGCAGGTTTATTATTATCTAATATAATAGATCCTGAATTTACAATTAATGGTTGAGAGATTGCTGTTCCTTGTGTAGCGTTTCTTCCATTACCTGATTGATCATACCATGTAGTAACGAATCCACTACCTCCTCCAACAAAAGTTAATAAACTAGTTGTATCTAAATTGCTACCTACAAATCCTATATCTTGTTCAGTATTATCAGAAGATCTTCGTACTCTAATAGCAGACCCACCATAATCACCATTTAATAATCTTACAGAAAAAGCAGCGGATGCTCCAGGGTATATATTTAACAATCCATCACTACCTATAAATAAAAATGGTTTTGTAGGTAAGCTTAATCTAGTACTTAAAGAATTATAATTTTGTCTAATAGCGCCTGGTACTAATCTAGGAGTGTATAACTTAGCGTTAAATATTTCTGAAGGAATACCAACAGATGAACCTGAGTTTCTATTAGAAATAAATAATGAAGAAGTTGTTGTTAAAGAACCAGTTCCATTAGGAGTAATACTAGCTGATAGTTCTGAGTTTAGATAGATGGTACTTATGTTTCCAAGAGAAGGTGCAAAGTTTATATCAACCAAATAATTAGATCCTGTTACAATAGAACCTGTAGGGGTTGACATAGAACAAGAAACAGTAGAGGAGGCATTAAAAAAAGCAGTTATTCTACCACTACCACTAGAGCCTGTAATGAAGGCACCCCAAGAGGGAAATGAGCCAGAATTTTTTGCCACTAGCCAATGTTGTCCATTGATTTGATTTGGTTGAAAAGCCAATTCCACAGTAAAAGAATCCGTACCAAAATTACCTGAGGAGGTAGGGAAAATAATTACTGAAGATGAATTATTTACCACTAATGTGCCTTTAAAATCGGAGGCATAAGTGATTGATCCTGATAAAGAACCTGTTATACCGGTGACAATATCGGTCCAACTAGTTCCTGAACCAGGATAAGATAGTGGGTCGGCGGCATCTACCAACAACGATAAACCAGTGGTTACTGTACGAGGACCATTATTAAAAGACATACTTTATTATAAATATTATTCACCATGAAAAGGTGGTGGGGGAACAGGCTCATACTCAATTAAAGGACAATTTGATAACCAATCAAAATCGGGATTGATGTTTTGGGTTTGTTCCTCTATGGAGATAATCCAGTTTCCATTGTTGTCTTGGATGGGATTAAAGTAAGAGTCTTTGGCAAATCGTTTGCCTTGTATCTCTTGTTTTTGTTGGGGGGTTAATAATACAACTTGCATATTTTATTATACTTGACGGCCTAGGGTTGTTTGGAAGGTTTGGACTGCGGTGTATAGGTTTAATAGTTCAGTATCAGTTAAACCATCACCAATCCAAGAAAATGCACATCTTCCGCCTCCATATTCAGCAGAACTACCATAATTTACTCCACCTGCTGCCCAAAAACTATTACTTGTAAGACCAGAAGATGCAATGGAAGCAGTATTTAATAATGTAGAATTTTTATAATATCTAAATTCAGTAGATACAATTCTCGATAGTGCATATAAACCTGTTGTATATGGACTGCCATTATAAGCTTGTGTACTATTAGAGGCAACCCTATTATATGAAACATTAGAAACATTTGCAATTAGATAACTACCATTACCAAACCCTGCATTTGCTGATCCCATTTCCGTAGATGGAGAGGTCATATTCCCATTGTTATAATATCCAAATGAAATATTATTTTGAGAAGTAAAATTACTACTCGGAATAAATCCAGTATCCATATAAGCATTTACCCCATTAGGTGTAGCCCCTGTTGAAGAATGAGTCCAACCACCAACAAATGTACCTGTAAATGTATTTGGATTTTTTAGATTATACTTTTGAGAGAAAGCTGTTCCTCCAACAAATGGATAAATGGCTTTCATTTTATCCCATAAGTTATAGGTTTTTAAATCTACAACTAAAGTAGTGATAGCTGATACCTCAGTAGGATCTCCTATACCTGCGGCCTCTATAAATGCTTGAACATCAGGATCAGAAGAAGGAGTTACAATAGTAGGTAATCCAAATCTAGTTGCTAACCCGTTATAATTAGTTGCAATAAAATAAGAACTTAAACTAGTATTATAAACGGCAACATTAGCTACAGAACCTGATAAATAAG